TCGCTACGTAGAGGCACTTCCATGTAGGTAGGGATCTCTTCCCAACCTAAGTCAGTAAAGCTAGATGATGATGACCAGAAAGGTGCTAGCTTTGGCGTAGACCACTTACCATAGAGAACGCCCATCTCTCTAAACCAGTTCTGCCACTTAGCATGGATGACGTGTCCTTCTGCAAAGATGGAAGCTAACCTAGCGGTAGGCTTATCACGGGTCTCAACATAGTTACCCTTGATAGCGTGGTACTGTGCTAATGCACACCAATCGTCCTTGATGATATCTGAGGGATGAATGTAACTCATATCACGATCATCGAAAGGACGTGACAATACATGGCGCTCTACTGCGCCCATGAGTCTAGTCTCCCGCTTGTTAGCTGTAAGAAATGCTTTTAAATCTTTACTGGCAATAGTCTTAGGTTTGCCCATACTTTCTGCCCTCTTTCTCAAACCACTCTTCTAGAGTGATCCCCAGTTTTTTAATCCTGCGCTCTACAGCATTTCGCTCTCGGTGAGACATGCCACCAAATATTCCATGCTGTTCCGATTTTAGTATAGCCTCTTTTAGGCACTCTTGTCTAACCGGGCATGGAGGCTGACCGTCTTTACCCCAGCATATTGCTTTCGCTTTGTCTGCGATAGGTTTGTATAGCGCCTTATCACGTGGAGGAAAGAAAATTTCTGTGTCTTCTCCTTGACACTTTGCGTCGTAACGCCATGTCCATGAGGGGTCGTCAGAGTAACGTAAAACCAATTATTCACCTTGTTCATCGTGGCCCCCCACTCCCTTATTGTACATTGCATCAGTCAATTCATGAAAATGGTGCTCAAGGATGATGACATAGTCTTCCCCGTCTAAGTGGAAAGCTAGCACCGGTTCACGGCTATCTAGGATCGCCTCTGTGGTGATCTTATCTAGGATAGTTGACTGGATGCTGAAAGATTTCTTGCTAGTCCACTTGTGCTCAAAGAGATAGTGGTCATTCCGCACATCGCCCTTCCGGGACCAGAAGGCCCCAGAAGCAGCGCTGCGTGCCCCGTCAGTTAACTTAGCCAGCCTCTTCTCATGCTTGAGAGACTGCTTTTGACCCTCACTCTTCATCTGGGGCTTCCAGCATTAATGCCGGACTATTCTTAAGAGTATCCATAACAGCTGCACTGATCTCATCCCTGAGGTCAATCTCTTCTCTTAGAGAATCAATAAGAGCCTGAGAGCCCTGCCACTTACGGTCTTTGTAATACATCCAGCCGCCACGACGGTCTACGATACCATTGAGGATAGCCAGAGCAATGATCTCTTTGCCGGTGTCATAGCCTCCGCCGTTAACCGGACCACCCTCTGCAAAGTAGAAGTCTAGGTAAGCAGTCTGCTGTGGGGGATAGGTCTTGTTCTTAATAGTACGGACACGGATGGTCTGCCCCACACGCCTCTTCTCCTGTCCGGTGCCTACCTCAAGCCAATCGTCACGCTTTACTTCGCAACGAACGCTGTAGGCGTAGTCTTTGCCAAGACCTCCAGGCGTAGTACGAGGATCGCCGTGCATGACGCCAATCTTCATACGGTATTGGTTGATCATGATGCCCAAGACTGGGCGCTCTGATTCAATCAAATCACGCTTTGTAGCTGATGAAACTTTACGGAAGAACTTGTTGGTGATTAATGCTCCTCGCCCCACAGTAAATTCTTCCATGTGCTTCTCATCTTCCGCACTAGGAACCAAAGCAGGAAGGGAATCAATAACAACCATATCCACCGCTTTGCTTTCCATGAACTGAATAACTGCGTCAAATGCATCCTCCATACCATTAGTCTCTACAATGATTACACGCTCAGTATCAACCCCGCATAGTTCTGCGTACTCAGGGTCAAAGTCCTCGGCAGCAATCCAGACAGCTGTGAACTCTGGGTTCTTAGCCTGGTTGGCTGCGATTGTCTTAAGTGCTAGAGCTGTCTTGCCGTGAGATGCCTCACCTACAAGCTCAACCCATCGGTTCATAGGCCAACCCCCACCAAGAACTACGTCTAGGGTGAGTGAGCCTGTTGGGATACGGTTAGGAAGATTGACTTCGCTAGCACGTACGACTGTGCCAGCACCAAGCTTCTTGTTGATATTAGCTACTACCTTTAATGCTTCTGCATTTAGAACTGCCATTAACCGATCCTATCTACGATAATATTTGGATTAAATCCTGCACCTTGACCTACTTGTTTAGCCGGAGTAGCATTACCTCCACCACTTCCTCCCGGCATTCCTGCACCGGAACCTTGCTGCAACAACGGGTAACCACAGTCGTAGCATCTAGCACGCTGTGAACCTTGTGGGGCAAAGTAATTGCCTGAATAACAATTAGGACAGTTATCAGCTTGCCTCTGGCTCTGAGCCTTAGTCAAGGTCTGATCTGTCTTAGGATCATAGGTAACTGGTGCATTGCCTTGTGAAGGCCTGTATACAGTTCCAGGATTAGGAGTTACTGGAGGAGTACTGCTGGGAGCAGGTGCTCCGCCTCCAAGCTTACTTGCCTACCAATCATTCGCCACGTTTTGTTCCTTTCTCCTCTATGAGACCTAAGTTAAATAATGTAGAGACGCAAGATAATGTTGAGGATAGAGCTACTAACCTAAAGAGCTTAGTTAGGTTCTCTAAATCTTCTAGCCCAAACTTCTCTAGCTCGTAGTCATCTTCTAATGCGTATGCTGATACAGCAATCTTTGATGAGATCTCTGCATGTGAATCTATAAACGGAATAAGTTGAGAGAACCTTTCCAACCTATCCTGGCTGGCACGCTCCTCCATCTCAGCTACTTCGTCTGAGATAGGTGGAAGTCCCATAGCCTCTGCAATCTCTTCTGCAGGCATAAGCATAGAGTCATAGATGACCTGCCTAATGAGTACAGGAAGAGGAGTATGTGTTACCCGGTTGTCCTCAAAGACAACCCTCTTCTGCTTCTTCTTGAAACGATCAAACATTACTTGGCCTCTCCCCAGCGCTGTACAGTCTTCACATCTGCAATCATAGGGATGTCAAGAGCTTTAATACCTTCCATAGCCTCACGAATTGCTGCCTCTGTTTCCTCTGCCAAACTATCAGGAGTAACAGTAACTAGTTCATCATGGATAGTAAGAATTAAGCTAGCCTCATCCGGAATCATCTTGTGAGCTCTGATCATAGCAAGCTTAATCAAGTCTGCTGAAGAGCCCTGGATAACTGTGTTAAACGCCTGACGTTCTGCTCTAGAGCGTTCCCATTGAACACCAGAGCGTAGATCAGGAAGGTAGCGGCGACGTCCCATGTAGGTAATTGCATAAGGAACCGGACCACGGTTACGGCTTTCAGTGATGATCTGCTTCTTGTACCTAGATACTGATGGGAACTTCTTCATAAAGGAGTCCAGCAGATCTCTAGCTTCGTTAACAGATACGCCAATGGATGTGGCGATCTTGTCAGGTCCCACACCGTACATCATGGCTAGGACTAAAGTTTTGGCAGCAGATCGGTCTACCCCTACGGTGCTGCCGATGGTGGTATAAATGTCCACACCATCCATATATGAGCCACACAAGATTCTGTCTTTACTGAACGACGCAAGTACACGTGGTTCAATCTGAGAGTAGTCAGCTACCACTAGCTTGTAGCCCTCAGGTGCAATAAACAAGTTACGGATAGCCTTACCGTTCTTAGTACGTGGGTTAGGCACGTTTTGAAGATTAGGGTTACGACTTGAGAAACGACCGGTCTCTGCACCATACTGAATGAAGTCAGTGTGGATACGGTTCTTGATCATAATAGACTTCTTAGCAACGGTCTTAGACTTACCCGCAGTTGTGCGTGTAATGTCTCCACCCAAGTAAGGAATCACATAAGTGGTTAGAAGTTTATTAAGATCTGAATACTGTAAGAGAGCATCTACCAAAGCATCCTTGCCCTCAAACATCTTGATAGCAGGCTCAGCTACGGAGTATTCATTGACCGTAGGGTTCTTACCCTCATCCACCCGCTTCTGTCCTGCAGGAGTTAGGAGCTTAGGACGTAGACCACGCCCACCCTCTGCCTTCTTAGAAAAGAGAATAGACTGTTTCTCAGGCACGCTATTAATGTTAAAAGCTTTGCCAGCAAACTTATAGATGTTTGCCTTACAGACCTCAAGCTGAAGTTCTAGATCTGCTTTGAGGGTAGCCAAGGAATCCACGTCAATATCTGCGCCACGTAGTTCCATGTTACAGATAACCTCAAGTACATCCATCTCAAGATGGAAGATACCGGAGAGCTTGTCGTTGCCTAGGTCTTGCTCGTACTTCTTGTAGAGCTTCCAAGTCCACTCAGCATCTAGGCCGGCATACGTAGCCACCTCATCAAAGGAATACTTCTCTACCTCTTTACCAACGCCCTTAACCATTTCATATCCAAGCTCACGCTTCAAGCAGTCAGCAAGACCTAGGTGTAGGCTGTTACGGGTATTGAGAACAAACGCAGCATTGAGCGTACAGAAGTATGGCTGTGCTGGCAGCTCCTTAAGATACTTTGTAACGCTCTGTAAATCAAACTTTAGGTTGTGGCCGATCTTAAGCTTATCGCCTGTGAACAAAGGCTTAAGTTTTTTAAATACCTCTGCAGGAGTTAGCTGATCAGGAGCCTCTGTAAAAATCTTTGTAGCCTTACGCTCATCCTTACTATAATCAGAAGGACGGATAGGCAACCCCTTTAGAATACGCTCTTTAACTGAGGGAAGCAATGGAAATTCAGTGCGTACGTAATCACCGTTTGGATGTCCCATAGGGATAACATCTACACGGCCTTCTGTAGCCATGGCGATCCATGTAACAATATTAAGACGTGGATCTCCACGGTGATCGCCTACTGTTTCAACGTCAAATACAAAAGAGTCTTGTGCCATATAGGCATCAAATACCTCGTTGAGTTGTTCAGTGGTTGTAACTATATTCATTGCTCTCCCTCAGTTGTGTTAAGGGCCCGGAAAGAAAGGAGGTAAAAACCAGGCCCTCAACATTTAATGGACTAGATTAGTTAGCTGATGCAATCTCACGAGCGATCTCAGCCAATTCAGCCTTAGTGGACGTGTGGAGAGCTTCAGGTCCAAGAGGTTTCATTGTCTTAATCAACTCAGCACAAGCGACTGGGTCTAGTTGCCATTCCTCAGCAAGGTCACGTTCCTTCACAGGAACAACCGAATAAGTAGTCTTCTGACCTGTGCCAGACTTGCTTACAGCCCAGTAAAGATCTGGACGGTTAAGTGGGCCTGTCTTAGGATTAGAAGCAAGCTTCTCAAGTTGACCACAAAGACGAACACCAATGGTCATAAGTTGGACCTGTGGATCTTCATCTGAGAGGTTGAGAACAGTGAATGCAAACTTTTGATCTGGCTTACTGCCAACTGCAATTAGTGGATCATCTTCACCGATGCTGATAAATGACTTCTTACCAGGACGGTTGATCCAGTGCTGCATGAAGACCATAGGTTCGTCTGAGATAAACTTAATTAGTTGTACATCTTCATCAAAACGGAAGTCTGTAGCAAATGTACGAGTAGGCTTAGCTGCCGCCTTTTTAGCTGCTTCCCAACCTGTTTGAATAACAGATGAGTGTGCAGGTACTTCGTTTTCGTCTTCTTCAATAAACAATTCAGCAACTTCTTCAGCTGTCTCGGTTGCGTATTGATCAACGTTTGGAACGTCTGACTTGATTTTAAGTGAGCTGGTCATGTTGACCCTTTCGGTAGTTGGTTGATATCTGGGACTATAGTCCGTACGATAGGTTGTTAGTTTGTTTCTTGATCATGAATCTTCTTCCAGGTTTCTGCTAACTCAATAGACAGATCTGGGTGACGATTCCAATCAACTCTCGGAGACCCAATGAGACCCCGATCTTGGAAGCTTTTAATAGTTGCCTCAATCATTACTTTGGAATACATACGCCAACCTGGCTTCTTTACTCCATCAACGATCATAGACTTAAGACGATAGGGTGCACGTGGAATGTATCCTTTGCGTTCCCAAAGTCTTACTGTAACTACTGGCCTTCCCAGTGCTTGGCACAATGACCCTACACTGTAAAGTTCTACCGACTTTCCATTCGGTAATGTTTTTACCTGTGGATTTGCATCCCAGGAATCTAGTATTGCCGGCTTCTTTGCTGCCACACCTGGCTCTAAAGGACGGCGTTTCCTTTTAGACCCTGGATAAAACTCTTCTAAGTCCTCAAAGAACTTATCAACATTGTCTTCCATGCTATTCCTCTACGATATAAAAAGCATATGAGACACTCTTAGGGAACATCTCATCAATCTCCTCTTCTGTGAGAAGACCATCGTAGAGACAAGCCATTACTTCTGACTCATCTAGTACTGGAATCATCTTAAAGCAGCGGTCATAGATATCCTTTTTCTTTAGGATATCTTCTGCTACGGCTTGGTTTAAGGATTGCGATACACGGCGCTGACGTTTAAGAGCTGTTACGCCTGCAACATTCTCAGGCAGCTCATAGATAAGGTGTCCCTTTTCATCAGGCTCTCCATCAGTGTCTACGATATCAGACAGTTCTGACTTGAGTTTGCCCACATCTTTAGACATATCGTCAATACGACGCTTAATAGTAATATACTCAGCAACCTTAGCTAACAAGGGGTTGGCTGGCTTTGGACTTTCTTTTTCAATAACCTTTGGCATGAGTCTCTCCTCCTGCCTTTAGGATACCCGATTATTTTAGGGATTGCAAATCGGTATCTAAATAGGCTCTAAGAGCCTCAATAATTACGTCCGTAACGGTACGCTTGTCTTCGGCTGCCTTGGTCTTGACAGCAGACCAGAGCTCATCTGATACCCGGATGGTGCGGGTTGGGGTCTTCGGTGCGTTCGGCATAGTGGTACAAGTCTAAACCGAAATGTTCTCCAAAAAAGCCCTAAGTGTTCCCACAGTTAAGTTCACCCCACCGGCCTCATTGATACCCTCACCATCAATAATGGCATTGGCTACAGACATCTTCTGTACTAACATAGAATGCTGCCGTTCTTCAATAGAACCTTCCATAAGAAAGTCCTGAATAACTATTGACGGCCATGTACTAGACGCTCTACGAATGCGCCCATTACGCTGGAGTGCGAGGCCCGCATTCCACGGGAGATCATAGTTAATGAGTAGATTAGCCTGAGGAAGATCCACGCCATAGCCACCGGCATCACTAGACACAAGAATACGACAATCTGGATCAGTTTGAAACCAGACCTTAGATTCTTCTTTTTGTTTTGCATCCATCTCTCCAGTATATTTTGCTGACATATATCCTAAGTGCTCCATGATAAGCCAGACCATATGTACATAGCTTGTAAAGATGACAACTTTGTTATCATCATTTTGATTTAAGAAGTCATCTACATATTGTTTGAGTGCAGCTAGCTTAGGAAACTTTGTAACCTTATCTAACAATCCGGCTTCCTTCAGCTGTCCTACATAACCGGATGTAGTGCTGGACTCCATTAGGAGATCAGGGTGATCGCACAACATTCTAAGTGCTGTTAGCTTAGACATGACCTTACCTTTTAGAGCATCCATAACATCGTTAGTCTTCTCACCGGTGTAATGAGAGAACAGATCAAAAGATGTGCCAAAAGAATCTACGGCCTCATCCAAATCGTTAAGAAGTTCCCTGGCGATATGCTTATACAGTTTAGCTCCGGCGCTATCAAAACCTACAAGAACAGGCTCAGCAAAGATGGTATCCGGTAGATATGGGGCTACATCAGGGTCTTGTTGACGCTTTCGTACTGACGCTGTGGCCATAGTCTTGCTGAGGGTTGCTAGGTTCCGGTAACGCTCTACTCCACCAAATTGGTTGCGAACAATAAAGGTCTTATCAAATAGATCAAAGCGACCAAGAACCTTGCTATCTACAAACTGCATGATGCTATAGAGCTCTTCCGGCTTACCGTTTTCAATAGGGGTTCCGGTAAGGGCAAACTTAACTGGGCTCTTTATATCCTTTACGTGCTTGGAACGCTTAGACTTAAAAGACTTAATAGCTGTTGCCTCATCGCAGATAACAAATCCACGGGATAGTAAGGAGACATAGTCCCAGTCATTTACAATCTGTTCGTAGTTTAGGATAACGTAATCAACGCCAATGCCACTAATAGCTTCAGCGTATTGCTTTGCTCTTTGTGACCTACTTCCATCAATAACTAAAGGGATAGCAGCTCCACCGGTAAACTTTTTAATCTGCTCAGCCCACTGATACTTCAATGAAGATAAGCAGATTACTATCCCTGCGTCCTGGATCTCTCCCAGATCTTTAAGCTTTTCAATGGCAGCAATTGTCAGGACAGTTTTACCCAGGCCAAGGTCGTAGGCCACAAGCATCTTCTTGCGATCTACCATGGCCTCTACGGCCTCAACCTGATACGGTAAAAGTGTTCCTGTAAAACTCATACCAATTGCTCAGATTTCTTTTGTTTTCTTTCTAGATACTTTTCTTTACGACAAGTAGTACAGTACTTTATTAATGTTCCTGCCTTAGAAGGTTTTTCTACATCGTACTCATGCCCTCTAGGACAAAGAGAAAGGTCTGTGTTGTATACCCTTGAAATACCTCTACGAATATTTTCTTTCTTAGAGACTTCTTCAAGGTGATCTGGATTAACACAGGTCTTTACTCTACACAGATGATCTATTTGAGTGTTATCACCAAGCTTTTGTTTAAGTACTGCATAGGCCATACGGTGTACTAGATACAACTTGCGATTGATAGCATACCTACCATAACCATCCCAAAGAGACCCTTTCCATAACCAGCAAGAGTCCGTCTTCTCAATCTTATTCCAAAATCTATCTGGAAGTTCTTCAATTGAGTTATAGTCTAAAGAGTTATCAGCCATTAGATCCTCGCCATCAAAGTAGTCTTTACTGCAAACTCCAGATCTTCAATAGAAGAATTGTTATGCACATAGGCATCAAACTCCCAAGCATCTAGATCATGCTCTGAGACGTGATCATTGACTGCCTTTACCCCATTACGCTCTACACGCCATATCTGTGCGTTGCCTTCTCTAAAAGGGGACTTAAGTACTACAGCCTCATTTTGAAAGCGCACATCAGTTACAACGTAGTTACCGTCTCCTGACATAGTACGAATGGCTTTAATAATCCAAATATCTTCATCAATAATAGTTCTAGCACCTACTCCCAATGCCTGGAGTAAACGACGGACTTCAGGTTCTTGTTTAGCAACATCCCAACCATCTCGGTCTACAACAGTTTTTAAATCCCATCCCCCACCGTCAAACTCAAACCCAACTATGGGATTCATTTTGTATAGAAGTTCACGAATAGGGTCAGCAAAAGCTACACGCTCAAACCCATGGTTCTCTACTAGATACTTAGCTACAGTGTCTTTACCTGACTGGGCGTACCCAGATAGTCCAATGATCATACAAATGCCCTTTCTCCAAATACTGAATGTTTAGCCTTATCCACTCCTAGTATAACCTCATCTACCCCCATATCGCCAATATCTTTGGCATCTGTGGTGTAGTTAAAGAACTTACACTCCAACCCATTTTCTTTTAGCTTTGCTAGCATCTCTTTAGATGCCTTCAATCCAGCTGCGTCTACCTTTGGATTATCAAAGGCAACGATTAAACTATCAGCAGACCTCATAAGGTTTAACTGATCCTTGCTGAAGGATGCGCCGTAAGTTGCAACCCCTCCTTGTATTCCCAATGACCATAGCTTTACGCAATCAAGCGGAGACTCAACTATGATCATAGGGCCGCCCTTATATTGACCAAAGCCAAAAAGAGTTTGAGACTTCTTAACTCCTGTAGGACGGTTACGAAACAGCCGGGTCTTCTGACCCTTCTCCTGCCAACCCATAAGCTTTCCTGAATACGGGTCACGTATAGGAAGAACCCAGGCGTCCTGTCTTGTATCCCAAACTACTCCGTAGGCATCAACGGCCTCCGTAGACAATCCTCGGGCTTCTAAAGCCCATTGTGGAGGAGATGTGTAGACTGCTAAACGGGCTTCTGACATCTCAAGTACACGGGGAATTGGGACATAAGAGTTCTTAGCCTCCTCAAGCTGCTTTACCAACAGCTCAAAGTTGACCTCAATATTTTGTCGTAGCCAATCCTTAGCAGCGTCAAAATCAAGACGGCCCCACTGAGTCTCAAACTCATTGATCTCAGCTACAAGCGTAAAGAGGTTGCCCTTATACCCGCAAGAAAAGCAGTGGTGCACACCGGTCTCTACATTAACAGACCAAGACGGATTAGAGTCTTGACGACCGGTACGCTCCAAGTGCATTGGGCATAGGCCGATAAGCTCATCGCCTCGCTGGGATACCTCAATACCCATACGAAGCAAAGCTGTTTCTACATCGCCCTCACGATACATACTTACCTACTTACATTCGTTACAATAGTTAGCGGTCCTTACATTGCCATACGCTGTTCTATACATACGGCCACAATGAGAGCAAAGTACGTCTACTCCAGCTTTTTTGTTTTCCTTACGGGCATAAGGTGAGCCTTGAGTTAACCAAATCCACATTATAAACATGCCCGAAAAGAAACCTAGGTATCCTACAAACATAACCATTAGTCATCCAATCCGATATTTACTCCAGGCATTGGGGCGGTAGCTAATGTGCCACACTCAATGCATTCCATAGCTTCAAAGTACGCTGCGACGTATCCTTCCTCATCCCAGCTAACCTTTAAGTTCCATACATAACATCCACAGGGACAGACCATTGTTGGAAAGTCCCCACGAATATCCATAGCCTGCGTGTAGTCAGGCTTTACATCAATGATGTTTTTAATTTCTTTAACCTCTTCCGGTCCCTCGGAGTTGTTCCTCCCCATATACCGTCTAAGTTTGAGGATTGCATTGCGTAGTCTAAACATTTTTCCCTAATCCAACAATCGTTACAAATTGCTTTGGCCTTGTTGACCGCTTCTAGATCTGTATAGAATTCTGGAAAGAATAGATTTGGATCTTCCTCTACGCAGAGTTGTGTGCCGTTAAAGATACTAGATTTGCTGCCCAAAACTTCCGTACTCCTCAAATCGTCCACCCTCCCAATCCCAAAGTAGGTCGCTGCTTGCTGGGCCAGAGTTACGGCTAGCTACAATACGAAGTTCACGGGATGAGTCATCATCTTCATCTTGCTTCTGTAGACCCAAAATAACATCTGAGTCCTGGAAGAATGAGGATGAGTAACCAATAGAGTCGGCACTGACTTGGCGCTTCTTCATCTTCCAAAGAAGTACCTGAGTAGATACAACCAACGGAATCTCATAGCGCTGCGCTAGACGCTTTAAGTCACGAGTAATGGATGTCAAAGCCTGTGGAGTACCAGCCTCACCAGACCTCTCATCAATCATAAGATAGACACCATCTACAAAAACAATCTCCGGCCTGATCTTCTCAATCTTTGCCTGAAGACCTGAGACTGTCATAGCAGAAGCAGAATCTGTTAGATAGAACTTTTGCATGTTTTCCATGCGCTTCAAAGATTCTTTATAACGCTTCTCTTCATCAAGGTTAAGCTTTCCACGTGTGAGACGTGAGTGTGCAATGTTGGCACGCATAGCATCATGACGATGTTGCTGCTCAACGTTAGTCATTTCAAATGACTGGAACATAGGAACATGCCCACGCTCATGAACGTTTACAGCAATCTGCATAGCAAGAACAGACTTACCTGTCTTAGGTGGGGCAATGATCGTGATCAACTGACCGGCCTGTAGCCCAGCAGTCGCCTCATCAATAGTGCGGAAGCCTGTTGGGTATCCAAGTAGACCACCATCACGTGTCTTAACATCAAGGTACTCTTGATAACGCTGTTCAGGATTATCAGTCAGATCAAGATCAGAGCTTTGAGAGACGCCCTCTTCGTATAGCTGAGCAACACCCTTAGACATCTCAACGATAGCAGCGCTGTGATCGCCTGCAGCAATATAATCTGCAGCGTTCTGAACAATCTCAATAGCATGCTGACGCTTGCGGTAATCAATAAGCTGGTCTACTAGGTACTCTAATGAGTCCTCAACAGCAAGTAGGCGGTAAGTAGGAAAGTTATCCTTTACCGTTACTGCAGTAGGAACCTCTTCGTACTTAGTCCAGTGCTGACGGATAAACTTCCACACAGCCTTGTTCTCTGCAACAAAGAACCAATCATCTTCAATACCAGCTTCCATAGCCGGTACGATCTCCCTAGAGTAAACTACTTTAGAGATCAGCCTCTCTTCATTATCTGCCGCCATTGTCTTGCCCCAAATCCATATACCAATGCCCATAACGCAAACCACGTTCGGGTATATCAATTACATGCTTAACCTCTGGCCTATAAGGTAGTTCTGCCACGAGGTCTGCCACAACGTAATACGCTGTCGCATAGTTAAATGGATTAGTCCCTAGATTATCTAGGTCCTCAAGTACCTCATCCATCTCTTGCTGTGTGTAATCAAAACCTACAAGCTCTAACGAGTACTCATAGGTATCCCTAAATCTCCAAAAGGTTGCTAGCGCTAACCGATTGTAGGAAACTTCTTCTTCGGGTATCGTAATCCCGAATACTTTTTTAAGAGACGGGCGACGATCTATAATGCAGTCAAGAGTTACGATAACTCTTTTGGGAACTTCATTTGAAATATCGCCCCCACGCATAGTTAAAGTACTTCTACTCTGCCATACTTACAAAGAAACTTTCTGAACTCTGATGGATCTGTTCTAGCTACTTCACTCTCTTCGGGTGTTGCAGCTTTAGAAACTTCTACTGGATACACCCCATCGTTATCCATCATGCGACTCTGTACAAACTTTGTGTGTTTGCACATAGACCTAGAAGAATAACCGAGACAGTTGCAACGCAACCTTGCGCTCTGTAGATTGATCTCTACCTCGTGTACTCCAGTATCAGATAGGAAGATCTGGGTTGCTTGCCATTCGCTCAATGTCTTATCCATTCTTTCTGCGATCCCCTCCAGGTGCTTTAACTAAGACCAATCCAAAAGCTTCGTTGATGAAGCTCTCCATCGGATCACCGTATTTGTTCCACTCTTCTATCGCAGTGTTTGATGTAACTAGCGTAGGTAGTCCTCGGTTGAACCTTGCACGAAGCAACTCGTCCAGAACATTTTCAGCCCACTGGCTCTGTGTTCGGTACTCCTTGCCCACATCATCCAATACAAGTACATCCAAATTCAGTGTACCCGCATTGCCATAGATCCTGTCAAGTTTGAGTTGGTTCTCCATCTTGTCATCGTCATCTGACCAGCTAGCCTTCTTGAGCCTTAGGAAGCTTGGGTAGTCTATAAACTCCCCCACCGGTTTTCTTAGATCTCCCGGCATAGTCTTAATTAGCTCTTGAAGGGCTACAGAGGCCAATGTGGTCTTGCCATGACCTGGAGACCCTATGTATAGGAGTCCGAGGCCTGAGAGGCGGCTTCCAGGGCTTCTAATGACCCCTCCAGCTTGGACTGTACTGACCCACTCCATAGTTGCCTTTTTAGCCGGGGTATCCTCAAGGTCTGAGAACTCCATCCCCATTGACTTGAATGGTACTCCTGAGTTCATGATCTGTTTACGGATACTCGGACCTAACGTATCAAGCTTGATCATTTACTCTCCTCCAAGTAGCCTTAGTAACTTCTCCTGTTGTGCAAGTGCTTCTGGTGTTTCATAATCCACCGACTTCTTTGCAACGATTCCGTGAACCGATGGGTAGAACGCAAAGAAGCGTTGGTAGAGCGGCTTACCGATTCCAGCATCTCGGATGAGACGGCTATCGTTAAAGAACATTCTGATAGCTTTTAGAATCTGTACACGCTGTACGCCTTCGCCTACCTGCTTGTTAATCCAGCCTGCAAGACGTACGTTGTTAACTTGGCTCGGTACATTGGGAACCTTCTCGTGACAGAGCTGGTAGAACTCTGCAACCAAATCGCCTGTACTCCAGAGTTCCTCTGGTGAATCGTGGCGGTTACGTCCAGCCTTCTCAGTCTTAGTAAGCTTGTACTTGGCGTTTAGGCGAGTCTGACGGTCATCAACCTGACCTACTGCTCCTGGGGCTGCCTCAATTTCTTCTGCTGCTCTAACACGAGCGGGCTTTACCTGAGGTTCTTCCCCATCAAGATTCCAAGGCATCTTCTCTCCCTCCCGAGCTTGCTCGGGTATAGATAATAATCCGTTAGGATTATTATCTATATTAGTACTAGTAGTGTTATCACTAATAGATATATAGTTATCAATATATAGATGCCCTGACTTTCCCTGACCTGAAAACCCGTTGTCGGTAGGAATAAGCTTTAAGGCCTCTTCTGTAAATTTAAGCTGGGATACCCACTGGCCGTTGTTCTGCATACGGACAGAGCGGATGTATTTTGCTTCCTTCAACTCGTTAATGGCAGTCTGAAGAGCGTCACGGCCCTCCATGACTTCATTGGATGCTTTTAGCTCATCTGCGGAGATCACACGACCCTTTGCCTCAAAAACGGTAAAGAGTGCACGAGCTCTCAAAGAAAGCTTTGAATTTAAACTTGGATGAATCATATTACCCTCCTGCTTTTAGTTTAGCGCCTAGGGATACGGTTTGGCAAACCACGGGCAGTTCTTGGGTTTACCCCGGTGAAAAGCTGCTCAACTAGGTATGACAAAGTTAGCCCCACAAAAGTGGCAGCCAATGTGTAAACAGTTAGATACTTAAGTCGGGTATCCAGGTTTAGACAGAATAGAGTAGAAAGTACAAGGGATGCAAGTCCCCTCCACTTTCCTAGATTAAAGATTAGACCTTCTACCGCCGTTAAAATACAAGCGGTAGCAAGTCCGGCAATTAATATTGTGGTCATGCCATCAGTTTACTGGCGGAAAACACACCTGTCAACTCCGAAGCTTTGACCGATGCTTGGAGTAGTCGGTGCACAGGTTACTGTGTACACAGCGTAAGATGCATTAAGTGTTGTGGCAGATGAGAATGTGTTGCCAAGATATGCCCAACGATTAGTCTGTGTAACCGATGCGCTAACAGTTCTTGTTCCTGTTGTTGCAGGGATTAAGTTGTTGTTAGCGTCATAGAAGTTAACAGTCAATGTGTATGTTCCAACCGATGCTGCTGTAGGAAGGATCGCTACAGACGCATAGTAACCTTGACCTGGAACTACAGGCACATTAGCTGATGTGATTCCGTATGTTCCTGAAGCAGTAGAAGTAACCGCACAATATGCTGACCCGTGACTTACGTTATCACCGAACAACGCTCCACGAGAAACTTTACGGGCAAGTGTTGCAGATGTTCCCGACCATGTTCCTAAGTTAACTTCAAAGGATGCTGCTGGCAACAATGAGGTTGTTAGCTCTGGAATAGGGTCTGTTGGGTAACCAAGCTTAATAGCCCATGTACTTCCTTGAGGCATATAGGTTCCCAAAGTATTTGTAAGACGAGACTGCTTTACAAATAGGTTATTAAACCAGCTGCTCTTACCACCATAGATAGAGGGGACTTGTCCTACCCACATATTGGTCGCATTGTTTCCTGGATTAGGCATTGAAGTTACAACATAGTTAGAGTTGTTTGCATCTAAGAACCCACTAGGAGTATTTCCATACTCTGCTTGAATACCGTCAATGTTAAAGAACTGAGTTGTGGCAATTGTATAACCAGGACCCCCAGTTGGGTAGAGCTGTGGAGGAAGCGCAATAGAGATCGTAACTGTAAAGGATGTTTCACCAGGTTGCAGTTGACGCAAGTTCCAGATACGAATCCACTGATACTGATCGTGTTGGTAAACTTCCATATTATTACTTGTAGTTAATCCATTACCGGAAGTACCAATAGTATATGTTCCTTCAGCTGCACGAACATCTGCAGATACTACAAAATCCTCACCACCAACAGCCGGAGCTGAAAGGTATACGGTGGTGCTTATGGACGCCCCGTTAATCTGTGCTTGACCAAATGTTGTGGCTGTACCTGTAGCAGTACTTGCAATAGTAAATGAGTAGACAGATCCAGAGGTAACTGTAGCAACAGAAGTAATTGTTGCTCCGGTCCAACCAGTAGGAGTAGTTGTATTAAAGGTAGGAGTAGATCCAACCATGTTGCCCCAAATAGCAACTGACTGACCTACAGCAAATACTTGCAAGGTTCCAGAATAACGGTAGGTTACAGCTGATCCAGTAGAGCTAATTGCCGTAATAGTTACGGCAGGATATGAGACCTTACCCATATATGTTCCATAGGCTGGGCCATATGTTGTAGGAACAATTCCTGTTGGAGGGTTTTGATAAGTTCCATCAGGATTAGTAAGACGAATAGCTGCTGGTTCTGGACCAGCATCTTGAGTAATAGTTGTTCCTGTAGCCGGTGTCCAAGTAGAAGTTCCCGACTCAAATGATGGGTTTTGAATATAATTAACTAGGTCTTTATATTCCCAAGTCGTATCTTGGCTGCTAATAAAATAGTTATTAATTGGATCAGCAGGAGCAGGAGCACCAGAACCAGAGAAGTATGTATTGAGAAATGGAGAGCTTTCAAACATCAAACCATCCATCCAAACAGTAGTTCCATTTCCTGTAAGGTCTGGAAATACAATAGAAACTTTAGCTAGAGGTTGCCCAGAATCTTTTTGTTGGTCTGGAGCAATAGCTGAAACAGATAGACGAGAAAGAGTAGGAACATACTGGATTGGGTAGCCATTATATGTTCCAGGACCAGTACCTTGAGAGTACTGTGGTACGGCGGTATCCACAATAGGATTGCCGCTTGTATCTAGTCGGTCAGTAGCTACAAGAGTTGTAGTAGCAGACTGAACGCTATAGATTGTTGGATCGTAATACTGTCCGTTTGAATCTGAAAGGATCTTTGTCTGAAGGGCATCTGTCTCACGATTTGAATACTCAATCTGAAGATAAGCACGGCCAGCATTAGGATACTCAGAGCTTACATATGCACTAAAGGTATAGTTTTGTCCAGGTGTTACTGCAAACCATGTAGAAGATACCCATACCCCAGTACCAGACTGAACAGTCAATTCACCCAAAGAATTTCCGTCCCAAAGACCGGAGTTGTATACAGTAGGGTCTTGGGCAAAAGATGCATTAGGAGAGGCAATCCATCCACCTACACCATTTTCAAAGCTTGGGTTAGGAAGAAGATTTTCACGCTGTCCCTTTAGATAAAGGCGAATACGACGTGCGTCTTCAAATTCAAGACTGTTTTGATACTCAGCAAGCTGACACATATCAATAGCGTAGCCGCATGTCTGTCCTGTATATGAACCTATATAAGAACCACTTATAGCAATTCCTGCATAGGCAGCATTAGATGGGGATAGTCTTCCATTTCTTCCTGAATCAGATTGACTAGTTGTTTCTAACCAAGAAGTACTATTTGCATAAACATATGTGGTTCCGCTTGTAGTACCGTATGAAATAAATTTACCGTTTTGATCATACCAAATAATATTTATTGATACTGCTGATGGAGAAACAAACCCATTTAAACCCCGTACCCAAGCAGAAAAAAGATATCTAGTATTAGGTTTAATAGGTATTCCATATTTAATTACATCTGTAGGATCAGAATATCCTGTAGGAGAGCTTAAAGCTTTAGGTAAAAATATTGTGTCAGCGCCACCAGTAAACACGTGATAACCAAACCCTAATGAACGAGGTTTAAATAATGGGTCTGTAATCCAAGGAGTTGGTGGTGTAATACTAAAACCAAATTCAGTTACAGCATTAGCATAAAGATGCTGAGTTATGCTAGATGCCCCACCATTTTGTGAAGTCCAACGACCAATACCTTCTTCAAATGAAGAGTCGTTATAATCAAGCATAAGGTTAGTTCCAATAACAACTTTGCTTGTGAGGTGAGTTAGGGCACCCGTATAGATTGTAAGGCCTGATGGAGTACCTTTATACTTTTGAACTAAAAATCCTGCGGCTGAAAGGGAGCGATGGTATGTGTCGCCTAGAGCAGGCTCATAGTCAAAGCTATAGTCTCCCATCCTAGCCTTTGTAATTTGGTTAGGGGTTAAGGAGTGATTAAATACGTTTCCAAGAAGCTGCGTCTCGCTTCTAAACAAGTCGTACTGAAATGATAATGCTGACAACATATTAACAAAGTCATTGGTGTCTACTTCACCAGTAGCATCGCCTACACCATTTTGTGGATTAGTCCATGCCCTAGGAATCCAACGACTTACTGTAGTAAGGGTATCTTTATCTCCAACAATCATTGCATAGTCAGAGCCACAAAAGATCCAGTTACTTCCATTATAAAGCCAGATAGAGTAGGCAGCTTCTACATCAGAAGTACCTAGATTAATATCCGTATAGGCGGTAGTAAATCCAACGCTATATTTTTGCCCAGCTAGAATAATACCGTCGTAAGGATTATCTACAACACCCTTGTAGCTTTTTACAAGCATCCAAGCAATAGGCAATGGGTCCGTAGGGGTAGGGGTAATCTGTCCCCAAGTTAACTGAACAGTTCCGTAAGCAGAAGACTGAGCCTTTAATTGGGCATTGTAATAGACAGCGTTAGGTGAAGCCTCACCATATTTAAATCCATTGTCATATAAACTTTGGCCATATGTTGCCATTTATTATCCCTTACATTCCGCCTGATACTGTTACGTTTAGGTTAGCCGCTGTTAAGTATGCAATTTGATTTGCACTTAGTAAGATAGTTGCAGCACTTGCTGCACCTGTAGTGTTAAGCACGGTTACGTTAGCTGAGATAACTCCGTTAATTCCCTGCAGTGCTGAGGTTACTGCAGACAAAGCAATAGTCTCACCAAAAGTATTGTTGTCATAGCTAAACATGCCGCCCGTACCTAGCATAGCCTCATAGGCTGCTAGCTTTACATCTGAATTCTTATAGGCAGATGATACGTTTAGGGTTGCTGAGATATACACAGGGACATACTGTGGAGGCAAGATAGTAGTTGTTGATCCTACTAAAGTATTGTTAGCTAAAGCATTTGCAACATTTGTCTGTAGCGTTGTCCAAGCAGGGGTAACTGTTTGGTCAATGGCGTATCCTCCAGCAATAAGAGATGCTGTAGTGGTGTTAGCAATGGTAAAGCTAAATGGTGCTGTAGTAGTTACCCCAGTAATTACTGAGCCTGTGGTGTTATATCCAGAAGGATTCATGCCCGTAATAACTACAGTATCTCCAGTTGAGAACTGATGTGCGTACAAGGTGTAGTAAGTTACCGCAGAACCAGTAGTAGCAACTGAGACAATAGTGGCTTGTGGGAATCCAGGGGCAGCGCTATTATCATTCATAGGTTGAATGTAAAGACGAACAGAAGAATAGACGCTTGCCATAGCGCTAGCTTTTCCTACACCAGGGACAGTCAATGCAAGGTTTGCATAGTCAGCCAGTGTAACGGCTCTTCCTTGAGCCGCTAGTGCTGCTTTAATCTTTTTCTTAATCTGAGTAGAATCATCACCATCAGTTCCGCCAGTTGCTGGACCAGAATTGATTACTGTGAAGTATGTTGTAACTTGTGGGTCCAAGTTTCCAGGTACAAAGGTTAATGCATTGATTGCGCCGGAGTTAATATTTCCTGCAGCTCCTACGCTTGACTTGTAGAGGCAGCTTACAATCTGTCCGGCAGGAGGAATATAACCATTAACGTTATCTCCAAAGACAATGTCTACAGACCCATCTGCATTTCTTGCTGTAGTAAATACTGTGTCTGTTGGGCCCCACTCAAGAAGGTTATCTACATATGTCCACGTGGTAAACGCAACACCTTGTCCAACGTATACGTTAATAGAGGAGTCAACTACTCCCAGATCAATAATAGAAAACAGTTGGTTCTCTAAACCAGACGAGGTTCCTAGATTTGCAGGCAGAGGCTTGTTGTATGTTGGATCAATAAGGTCAGGACGATCTGTATTAACCGTCTTTCCTTCTTGAGCTGGAAGAGTAATACTGGCTCCGCCAGAAACTGCAGTTGCTCCAGTAGTTACTTCAAAGTAAACCTGTGAGTATGGCCCAAATGATAGGGGAGCCATAACCTGCGTGCCTACGGGAATATCTATGGCATTAGAGGTGTTGTTAGTAAAGGTTACGTTAACTACTGCAGGCGTTGGTCCAGAGACGTGGTAGTCATATAGGCCAGCTAGGCTAAGAAGGGTAGAGGACTGGACTGCGGTATCAATGCTTGCCTCATTAGCAATGCGGTCTAGATAGTGAGACATGACATCGCCCATATACGCAAAAGCTTCAATAAGCACGTTGCCTAGGTCTGAATAATCTGTAGGATCCCAAGAGGTGTTAGTCCTCTGACCAATCAAAGTAATTAGGTCATTCTTTAGAGAAGCAAAGTCCCTAGAGGTATAGTCAATTTGCATCGTTATCCCGCAATCGTTCCGTTGTAGTTAAGTAGATTACTGTTAACAGTAACATTGGTAGTGGTATCGTCTGGCAAAGTAAGTTCTAAAGTTACGTATTCAATACCTTGTCCAGAACCTATGCCAAACAGAACATTGTTAACCTTGACCTCTGGAATCCAGGTAGCGATTGCTGACCGGATAGCTGCAGAGATTGCTGGCTGTGCCTGATTGTCATTTTCAAAGAGTGATGTACTCCAGTCTACGCCATAGGTAGGAAGCATAGGGCGCTGTCCAACACTAGTTGATAGAAGGGTCAAAACTCTATCCAAGTATATCTTAGGCGCATTACTTGTAGACCCTACAACCCCAGAGGTGTCTAGGGTATATGGGTAGTTAATACTAACACTCATGGTTGTACTCCGATCCATACAGGGTATTCAGGATCCCCAGCTTGAAACATTACCCAAACGTTTTGTCCAACTTTAGGTAGTACTGGAAGAACCGGCGTGCTCTTAGGAACAATAGTTAGGGCAGGAATAGATACTGAACCGCCTTGTGGATCTGCTGCAGTAGTGGCTGTAGTTGTTAGGGAAGCAGCTACTTGCGAAGCTAGATGTGTCATTGGTATACAGGCCGGAATCCAGTTTGTAATCTGTGTGCCATGAATCTGTGGGATCTGGACCTGAATCCTATATTTATTAATAGGGTCTGAAATGCTAGTTACAACAGCTGAGTATATTCCGTAGAATCGGTGGCGGCCCTGAGCATCAAGACCGTACTCTGTATCTTTTGGCAAAGTCATCGCAGAACCTTTCCATTGCTCTTAGAGACCCATTGTACAGTTCTTTTCACGTTCTTTAGATTAGGTGCCTTACCTTTGCTAGTTCCTGAGACAGCAGGCACGGCAACCGGAGAAGTTGAGACTATAGCAGTAGGCTCACTAGCACTGCTTACTGGATCTAAGCTATTAGCATTGGGAGACAAAGAGTACTGAGAAAGCTGAGCACCGGAAGAGGTTAAGGACTGTCCAGCTAGGTCGCTTTGAATATCCCGAACCTGAGAATTCTTTGCTGCATTCGGGTTAGTATCTCCTATAACATCTGTGCCTACTTCAACCTTCATGGTGTACTTGGCTGGGGCACCACCAAAAATATGTCGAACAGATAGAACAGTCCAATAACCTGACATACCATTTGGTAGACCATCTAAATAGATAGGGTCATATGGGCGAAGGTCTGCGTTACCTACAAGGATTACTTCCGCCCTATGCTGGTAACGATGAGCCTCAGAATAATTCTCAGCAATTAACTTAGACTCAGTAAGGCTAGTAGATACCTCATAAACATGGTGCTTTTGATAGCTAGCTTTTGGGGTTGAATTAGGAGTGTTGTTTGAAAAGTTGCTCATTTTTTAAAGTAACTTTCATTAGGAATAACAATGCCTGGGTTAGTAGGAAGAGGTCCTTTATGAGGATGCTTAGACTTAATAAGCTTACCACTTTGCTTATCTGTTCCCGCAATAACTCTATCAACACGTATTCCCATCTCAGGGGATTGATCAGAAATTATAGGCTGGAATGCTAGGACTGTTCCAGTCATACGAAGTTCTCTTGGGGTTACACCAGTAGTCTCACTATCAACATATTTAAAGTAAGGTGCGCTGTTCTTTTTATTCTGAAAGATTTTATCTTTAGATACAAAAAAGATTGTGGTATTTTCAACTAAGAAAGCAAACCCACTGACCTTAGCTAAACGAATAAACCATTGCCAGTAGCTCTCACCGGTATGGGCAATGCTGTCTTTTACACGGCCATGCTTTTGAGTAATTACCTCAAAGCCTTTTGACTTTCCTGCTGCAGTAACTGCCTGGTCAAAGGTCATGTTCTTATAGATCTTTTGATCAGTGTCTTTAAGAATAGCCGATGCCCCAACGCACACAATGTCTGTATTACCACCCTGGTGTGTATTATCCTGGCTTACGTGATTTACATACCCATGCCAAGTAGATGTTAACTTACCTGAACTAAAAGAAAAAATAACAGGGTCGTTAGAAACAATCGCCCCTCTTTTAAGCAAAGGCTTACCCTTAAAGTGCAGGACAAGACGATCATGTTGTTCAATATCTTGATGTAATTCTGCACCAATAAGTAAAAGATCCATATCAGGTGCTTTAGGAAAGTTAACAAAGAATGAACTATCGGCAGCATTAGAATGCCAAACAAAGTTTTGCTGTGCAGAAGTGTCTTGAGTAAAATTATTAGTTGCCATATGGAACCCTTATAACTGTTCCCGGCAATATAGAGAATGGATCAGAGATCTCCGGATTGATGTCCATAATCTCCCACCAGTATTTAGATCCACCACAATAGACAGCCGCTAAGTTTGCAAGACTATCCCCATCTTTCCAGGAGTATGTAAGATAGTTAACTGCTTTAGAACTTGGAAAAGCCCTGTATACAGAGATCTCATAAACCCCTGTGTACTTATTAGGGGTTTGTCCAAGAGGACCATCATAGTATCTAGATACACGCTCAATCATGGCTTTGTTCCTGTCGAAGAAGTTGCGCTTGTAACAGCATTGATAAACGCTGTTTCAGATACAGTCTTAACACTTCCAGTAGTATTAGTGCTATTCCAAATAGCAGGGTACCTACTAAAGGTAATGTTTACTACGCTCAATACAGGAACCATACGTAGATCAAAGATCATATGGTTTACTGTAAGGTTAGCTACAGATCCAAAGTACCTTAGGTTATCGTTAAGCTGAAGCCAGCAAGGCATACCAGTAGTATATCCAAAATCTGCTGTAACTCCAGAACCACGATAGCTTTCGTCAAGCAGTAGGGCATTCTTACGTGGGTCGCCATTTAATACCCGGTACAAAAACTCAACGTCATATTCAGTACCACGGTTTAAAATACCTTGAACATGCTCTTCTGAAAGTCCCCCGGTATTTGGATATGCTCCAGCAAGATCACTTCCGCCTTGTGGATAGTCTCTTAAGTAGGACATATCAATAATGCGGTTTAAATAAAGCTCAAAGGTTACTGACTGATTGCCCTGTAGAAGAACAGACGGATCAGAAGAACCAAGGGTCCAATCTACGTTATTGCTTGCAGCAGTGCTATAAGAAAAGGTAGTGGGGTTATACATAAATCTAAATCCCCATTGAGGAGCGGTCTCACCTTTTCCAACAGCCAGGTTTTTAATATTATCTGGGTTGGTATTCAAAGCAGCGGCACCCTTAGGATCTTGAAATATCTTTCCCTGATTCCCTGCAGTATATTTAGAAACTACATCTCTAGCAGTAACTGCATCAAGCTGCGAACCATTATATGCATAGCCTGTAATTAGGTTAGAAATATAAGGTTGATTTCTACTAAAAATGTGAGGATATGGATTAAACCTAGCAGAAGGAAGATTGGAAGTATTAGTGTTTGTAGGTATGTTTGCATTTGATGGCTTTGTAGGTGCGGGGACTCTACCCGTAGTTTGGCCTTGACAGTCTGCAAGAATAATGTCGTGTATCTTTGTCTTAGCATCCGTAATGCCTTTAGTGTCTGTCTGCTTGACATTAAGATATGGGCCACTGAAGTACCTATATGTTGAGGAGTCGCCGCTCACGCCTGCAGTATACGTAGCCCAGTTATATGTTCCTGCGCCAGTCTTTTGATCATAGGTAGTTGATCCAATAAACAAAGCAAACCATTGTTTTTGACACTTGTCAAATACTACGCTTAGAGATCCACCGCCCCCACCATTTCCAGCAGTAGTCCATTCTTTCTTGCTTTCAATAAAGGTAGTAAAACCATTAGGGTAGGTAGGAATAGGTACGGCAGTGCCTACGGTTACAGTAGGTATTTGATTAAGAGCAGTAAGAGAAGTAATGTTTCCTACGCTGGTGTCCCCACCGTAAGTTCCTTGAAAGTTGTTTGGACTGAAGCTACAGTATAAGTTTACATAGTTAGTAATAGCCGTATTAGGTTGAAGAAGGCGGGTGCTAAACCAGTAGACTGCCCCACTAGATGGGCTACTTACAATATTGCTTGACCCACTATTTGTGTGAGCACCAATGTATGTTCCGCTTCCACCCGTATCAAAATACTTACTATCGGAACCAAAATCCATATGCAAACCGGTACCGACATCATTTCCTGTTAACCAGTAGTAGGTTTTGACGCCGCTTACATTTTTAATTTGATATACACGAACTAAATAATGAACAGTAAACCCTACCTGAACCTCAAACTTTGTTACAGTAGGGGTAGCTAGCTGAGAAACTGTTGGCTCAGCTTGAATCTGAATAAGGTTAGGATAAATTGATGGATCAAAAGTAGCACCACCTAGACTTACAGCCAAAGGTTCAGTGGTAGCAGATTGCTTCCAATCAACATAGGTCTGTACTGTATACCCATAAGAATATGTGGTTGCCATTAGATAGCTCCTCCAAGGCTCTTAAGCACTGCGCTGTTCTTCAATTCTTGACCCACCATACTTACTAGCCGCTTAGCTTCAGCTACGCTTGATTGAGCAATCTGTACCTTCATATTTAGGTTTACAACTACTGCCCCACCATGAGCAGAAGAGGTTACCACAGAAGGACCACCTACACCAGTAGGCAGTCTAGAAGCAATAGAGGCTGTTCCTAGATCTCCAGTAGGTCCACCGTAACCTGGGATGTGTGTTCCCCAAGGCGATTGGTCTACCGCAGTAAGAACTGCTGCCGTATTGTTACCTGCAGTAAGCGCAGAAAGAATGCTCTTATAGAGCCCATTATTTAAAGTCTGGATAGTTGCTTGGTAGCCTTGATCCCAGCTGGTGTAGGACTTAACACCTTCGGAGTTCATGTTAGTTGCGCCCTTTTCACCCTGGGTAGTATTAAGTGGGTTGTAGTGTGCAGAGTTATGCCACTGGCCACCTTCCCAAGCAGACCAAGTTGTAAGGGCTGTAATATTATCTTTTGTTACAGGCTTTCCTAGCTTTGTGAGAAGAGTCTTAGCCCAATCTTGTTGGCTACCTGTTCCCAAAATAGTTCCCGCAGTAACAGAAGTCTTTCCCTTAATAAAGGATAGTGACCTTCCATCACCCAAGTTGTGTCCGGCATTCTGTCCAAACATATTATCCAAAGCTGTGCTTCCTGGTGTAGAGGCAAGGCTGCTAATGAGAGAGTTTATATCTTGGCTAGATAAACCAGATCCTGTAGGAGTTGTTGTCTTTGAACCAGGTGTGCCCGATGTAGCCCCCTGTAGATATGGGGCTGGGTTAACCTTCTTGCCATTAACAAGAACTTCAAAGTGAAGGTGTGGGCCAGTTGAGTTACCTGTGTTACCGGATAGACCAATAACTGTTCCACCAGAAACTTTTTGACCTCTTGATACTGAGATCTGCTTTAAGTGTGCATAGCGGGTTCTGTATGAGCCATGGTCAATTTCAATATAGTTACCGTAACCTCCGCCGTTACCAACAATGGTTACAACACCATCATCGTGAGCGTAAACCTTAGTACCCAACTTAGCGCCAAAGTCAAGACCTGCGTGGAATCCTTTAGTCTTTGCTCCACCACCACGTTGTCCGTAAGGAGATGTTACAGGTGTTCCTCTAGGAACAGGGGTGACATTTTGGTGTCCTCCGCTTATTGGCCCACCAATACCTGTATGACCCATGTTACCGTGGTCATAAGCTCCTCCTGCAGCAGCAGCTACTGCAGCTGTTTCACCAACAGCTAAAGCGTCTTCTGCACCCAAAGCAAGATCTTCTAAAATACTGCTACCCTTAAATGGGTTATGGAACTGGCCTTTAACAAAGTTAAATGCTTTTCCTAAGAAAGACTCACCCTTTTTTACAAACTTTCCGTTTGACATTACTGGGCCAATTGCTTTTTCTGCTGGTTTACCAAGCACACCTTTTAACGCACGCTTAGTAGCATATGCATTAATGCCTGCAGAGGCCGCTGCGCTTCCAATACCTGAAAGAGTACCTCCAACGTTACCTGCTCCTGGGAACGTGTCTAAGATTCCTTTGAGGCCCATTAAAGCACTAGTGACGCCTTTAGCAGCATTAGCTACGCTAGTAAAATCATTGGTTAAAGCGGCATTGGTATTTAAGGCAGTGTTGTATCCGCCAACTAATCCCTGCTCTGTTGCGGCAAGGGCTCCAGCTTGAGCAGTGTTGTTTGTGAAGTTGGAGTACATAGGGCTTGACTTATCAACATTCATAGCTCCAAGCATGGTCTTAGCATTGCCCATTTGAGAGGAAGTAATGTCGCTTCCAATTTGAGCACGGGCCATGATGCCCGACTGAAGAGTCTGCATCAAGGCCTGGTTGCCGCCAGCTACTTGCTGAAGTACTTGATAACCTTTACCGCCAGGATTAAGAACTGCTGTTGAAGCCTGCTGTGCAGAAATCTTTTGTCCACGGAAGAGGGCGTTGTAGACAGAGTTAACAATCTGATTAGGTGGGAGCAAGTTACCTTGACTATCACGAACACGGATACCAAGACGCAGAAAGTTCATTCCATTAACGCCACCCATAGCACCGGCAACTTGTTCGTTGCTCATGCCAGTCATGGCACTCAAGCCTGCAATCTGAGTCATGACATTCTGAGAGCTCATTGAGTTAGCTGTGTAACCCATGTTAGATAAAGTCATAGCAGCCATGGTTGGACCCATAGCGCTTGTGGCACCCATACCAACTTGAGAGTTGGCCATTCGGGTTGCCTGCATATTTGACATGCCAGCAAAACCGGCATAAGTTGATGCACCCATAGCTTGAGTTACTGCAGCCATGGTGCTTGGTGCCATTGACATAGCTGTGGCACCTACAGCTACAACGCCTAGTCCTAGACCGGTTGCAGCTTGAGCTGGGCTAAATGAACCTAGCCCTAGTCTTCCTGAACCCACATTCTGTGAGCCAACAAGACCGGAAGTCTTTTTAATATCGGCAGATGTGCTCTTCCAGTCGTCACTGATTCGCTTGACAACTTTTTCTACTTCTGTAAAGAGCTTAAGAAGTTCTTTAGGCATGTCGTCAAAAGATGTACTGCCAACAGTACCTAGACCCTCAGGTGTATCTGAGGCTCCGACCATATTGCCAAAAGCATCTGCCATTTAAATCACCGCCTTCTTCCTGTAGCTCTATTCAACCAGTTAAGACGTTCCCTTAAACTTAGAGAACGTAGTTCCGTAAGAGACCATCCAGGATAGTATTGACTTATTAAGTCATACATCTCTATGAGAGTCTCATAGTTTATTTCGTTAGCGAAACAACTCCGCCAAGGTTAGCGGAAGCGGTACCTCCGTGCCGCAGGCACTGCAAGGTACTTTAATTTCACTGAGTTGTGGGCCAGGGTTGCGGTTTGTAATCTCTTCTAAAATATCTCTGCGATCCTTAATGCTTAGGTTTCTAACCACGCTAGGATCAATCACAGGAGCATCATTGATAGATACTACACAGTGACTTAAGATAATTGTATCTAATTCTGCAGTAGTTTTGTTGTTTGAAGCTACGATTGCTTTCTGAGCTGAGCCCTTTGGCAGTGTAACTACAACCTTTCCTACCTTACAATCTAGTACAAATTCTCCAGGACCTTCTAGGGTCTTTACTGGAACATCTTTGTCTAGATCAATATCAAAGACCTGCTCTTCACCACAGTGTGGGCAGTTAGCAGGGCCAAGCTTTACATCTGACCCAAAGGTTACCTTCCTAATAGCTAGGAGAATAGCCTCACGGTCTCCTGCATATAGGGAGTCAAGAAGACCTTCAGTAGATGCTTCTTCACCGATCTTTACAGTTCCCCGGCTTAAAATAGTAAGAAGAGCCTTACCTGTGTCTGTGATTTTAGAGATTGCCTCTTCATCAATACCGGTAAGCTCCCTTACTTCTGCTGCGGTAATCAATCCGGTAAACGGATCAAGTAGTCCAGCAGGCAATGTAACATCTGTTGCAGGAGGCAACTTGGTTTCAGGCTTTAGTGCCTTTACGGTTGCCTCCTGAGCAGACATTGCATCTGCAGCAAGTTTATTTGCTACTTGTGGATCTTGTGCCGCATTAATAGTCTTATTAGTAGTCATTTTATATACCTTTAGTTAGTTTGATTACTGGCCGGTAACAGCTGGTGCAGTTCCTGCCTTTGTGTATCCTGTTGCGTATGTTACGTCAAAGCCTTCATGTACAAGCTGAATCTCTTCAACCATGAGGGTATTAGCTCCTGCATCCAAGTTGCTATATGACAAGGAAGTAATCCAGGCATTGTAGACCTTGAAACGCATTGAGGTATGTTGTCCATAAGGTGTTGAAGCTGCGACTGTATCGTCGCTTCCTGCTGAACCTGTTGGGTTAGGATGTGTAAGAACCTGGATATCCAAGTTAACACGGAATTGAGAACCTGCTGCGGTTGTCACACCTGGTGTAACAACTGTAAACAAGCGCTTCATCCAATCAGCATTTCCCATCTGTCCCAACATAACACCCTTAGAAAGAGTGATAGGTGTGAACGAAGATTGTCCAGGAATCTGGTGGACGTTGGTGTTGTATCCGCCTTCACGGTAAGCAATTGACTCTGTCGCTACGCTTAGACCTGAAAGAGATACGAAGCCCATAGTACCAAATGCATTTGATCCACCTTGAGCAGCACTGGTTCCCCAGTATGTGTCAGGTGTAGCACCATCTGGAGCTACAGGTGTAAATTGCACAAGGAACTTAAAATTACGGACTGGATCCGTAAGTAAGGTACTTAGAACATTTAGGTTAGTTGCCATTTGTCATTATCTCCTTACGCCGTAGCGTTTCCTGTTAGTTGTCCGATCTGAATGACAACGAACTCTGCTGGATATTCTAGTGCGACGCCAACTGTGATATTTACCTTACCGTTTTGGATATCAGTAAATGAGTTGTTACGTCCGTCACAGATTACGTAGTAAGCCTGAGCGGAAGTATTTCCACGCAAGTTTCCAGTATTCCAATATGAGAATAGGAAGCTGCTTACTGCTGTATTGATTTGATTCCATAGACGCTCGTCATTGTTCTCAAATAGAGCGAACGATGTTAGATCAGTAAGGCGCTTTTCGATGTAAATCAAAGAACGGCGGATATTGATATAACGGTTGTTAGGAGTGTTATCAAGAGTACGAGCACCCATAACTACAATACCTGCGCCAGGTACCTGACGGATAGTGTTGATTGGGTCTGATGATGTGTTGAGTGTATCAAGCTCAGCATTTGTGAAGTTGTGTTCAGTAGATACTGCAAGAGCAATACGGTTCTGAAGACCTGCTGGAGCTTTTGCTGGACCACGGTTTGCATCTGTAAATGTGTACTGTCCAACTACTGCAGCACCTGGAGCCTGTAGACGAACTGCTCCTGGGATCTTTGTTGGATCTGGGATGTTAACCCAAGGCCAGTAAGCAGCTGCAATTCCGCCTGAAGTTGCTGCGGCAAAGATTGCAGATGTTGCTGTGACCTGCTGTTGTGCAGCAGCGGCATTTGCTAGTCCTGATGGAGTATCAATAACTGCAAAGCAGTCTGTACGAGTAGCTGCATAAGCTACTGCGTCTCCATGGATCTGTGCGGTCAATGTAGCTGTAGAAGCATATGGAGCATCAGCTGCATAGATAACCAAGCTTGTAGCAACTGCATCGTATGTTGTCCATCCAGCTGCATAATCTGTACGTGCTGGGGCGGCTCCGTCAACACCTGAAGTTAGGCTAACGTTTGAGCTAGTAACTCCTGGGAACTTAGCAGAGTTGATTGTTCCAACGCTTACTAGGTTAGATTGAGCAGCAATAACTGCGCCAATGTAGTTAGAGTCTGTTGAGGACATGCTCAAATCTGAGTAGGATTCAACCAAAGTAGATGATGTGATTCCGTTTACGATTGAAGATGCGTAGATGTTTAGACCAAAGCGGTTAGAAACACCTGCTGAAGTTACCTGTACTGCATAGTTATTTCCCCATGAACCTGGGTTAAGAGCAGTCAAAGTAAAGACGTTTGATGGTGTCAAAGTTACTGTAGCTGTAGCTGAAGCACCTGTTACTGCTGTGCCTGTAGCTGCATTTGTTACAGTGAACTGTGAGCTTGTAGCTGATGCGATTGTTACACCGCTCAAGTTAAAAGCTGAGGTAGAGAGGCCAGTAATTGTTACTGTCTGACCTGCTGAGAATGTATTGTTAGCTGTATATGTGACAGTACCTGTTGCGGCGCTAGCTGCTGTTACTGTAGCTGTAAGTGTTCCTGACAAGCCATCAGTAATAGCTGTTGACGCTGAGGTTGATCCTGATCCTACTACACGCTTTACATACAAACCACGACCGCCATTAGAAAAATAGTTATAGGCAGCCCAAGTGGTTGGGTAAGAGTCTGATAGTCCACCGAATGTGTTCTTGAAGTCGTTCCAGGTACTTACGTATGCTGGAGCGGCTGTTGGACCTTGAGCAAGAGCACCAACAAATGCAGCAACTGCTGTTGAAGTATTTGCAGGTGTAATCGCCTGAGGTAGAGCCACTTCTTGGATATAGACTCCGGGGCGGGCAAATGTTGCCATTCCGGTTACTCCTTAGGGTTAGGTTGTTATCTTAAATATACGATTTATAGCGGGGCGGTAAAGGATACCGTTTGGTTTGTGAACGTGATTGTAGGATTTTGTGTTACTTCGTACAACTGAACAAGTACATCTTCAAAGATTTCTGCACTTATCCGGATGTTATAGACGTTACTGAATAGACGCTTTTCGCCCTCAGTAGTATCTCTTTTTGAGAATCCCAACATATCCAAACGGCGTCTTGTTCCGTCTTGAGGTATGTTGAGATACCCAAATCTAAATGGTAGTCTACCAGAAGAAAGCAGCTGTGCGATGATCTGGCGATCATGGCGAGGCTGACGAGACCACGTAGTTACTTGATAAAGAAGCTGAACAGGGATAGGGTAGTTAACCACGGTATTAGAGCTGGTAACACCTTCTGGGGTATACATAGTATCTGTTGGGATAACTACAGCGCCACGGTGTGCACGGTCAACCTCTTCAGAGATTCCTACAAGATCAATAGTGATGTAGGGATAAGACTGCTGACGGATTTCCTTATCAGGCTGTCCATAGAATACACCTACAGGGCGAGCAGAGTTTCCACCATCCGATACTGTCATGCCAGAGAGCAGGGTCTTTAGGGCAGCTTCTTCATTAAGAATGAAAGGCATTACATTCCCCCGATCATAAATGTGCGAAGGGCAGGAGAAGCAGGGGTTTCTTGGGTGCCATACTCAAGAGTCATGATCTGATCTTCAAGATGCTCAGGGTATGTGATGTGGTGGTTATCACCATCATGTCCCATAGAAAGTTTAGAGACAATGTGCTCAGGCCAGCCATAAGTTGCGGCATGTTCACGAAGCTTAGAGGTGTAGCCAACTGTGGCTGCCTTCTCCGCACGCTTGATTGCTAGGTTAAATACTGATGAGATACTAGCCATTCTTCTTGAGAACTTTCGCTAGCAGAAGACCTGTGATCGCACCGAAGACAATTTTCTTATCGGCGGATTTAGCATTAAGGTTTGCTGCTCCACGAATGAACTCAATACGATCGGCATCAGTCTCCTGATTTGCCAATCGTTGGGCAAGGTTTATCATAGTATCCTCCATAGGAAGGCGCAGGGGGTAAAGCAGCAGGGTTCCAGATTTCTCTGGCGTCAGGGTAATCATAAATGAAAACCCCCTCGAAAGGGGGTCTAAGTCATTACTTCTTTTTAGCTGCCTTCTTCTTGGCTGTCTTTTTCTTAACATCCTTGGCTAGCTTGGCATCATTCTTTTCATCCTGAGCCTCAAACTTTTTCTTTTGAGCTGGGGTCATACCCTTCTCAAACTTACTGTCCTTATGAGCCATTTACTTGCCCTTCTTTGTTGTTGGTTTGCTAGCCTTTTTCTTGCAGGCGCCTTTGCAGTTTGGCTTAGAGCAGCCACATCCACATGCTTTGCACATATTACTTTCCCTTCTTATGAGTCTTATGCCATTGTTGGCCAGCAGCTATTCCGTCTGCCACGGTCTTAATCTTAGCATCTTTTTTGGTCAGGTCCATTGTCGGACCTCCTCCATTGGGGTGACTCACGATAACATCGCCCTTTTTGTTCTTAACAAACTTGTGGACTTTACCGTCAATCTTTACCTTAGCCATTAGCCCTTAACTTTCTTAAGTTTAGGGTTAGCCTTCTTAGCGCCTTTAGATGCCCCACGAGAAGATGCGGCTAGGATACGGTCAGCTGCCTCCTGAGAGACGCCTTCCTTCTTAGCAATCTTAGATGAGGCTTTGTCAAAGCCTGGGTGTTTCTTACTTGCCTTTTTTGCTGCCATGTTGTGTTACCTTTTCTGGTAGTTTCTTATCTTTTGGTGTCTCTTCTTCCCACCTTTTAGCTATATCGGGATGGGTAGCGTACAAGAATTCCCGTTGACGCTGAGATTCAAAAGGCATTATTACTTCTTAACTACAATAGTAGAGGCTTTCTTTGAAGAAGACGCTGAACTAGAGATGGTAATGTTCTGACCGTTCTTACGAATGCGGATGGTCATGCTGAAGTGACCTTGAGGATTGCAATGTTGGTGCTACCTGTAGAGATTGCGTAAACGTTCTCTTCATTGGTAAGCCCGTCAATTGTTGCCGAGGCACCAGGTGCCAAAGAGATCCCATAAGAAGAAGAGGTTACGGTTGATCCGCCGACATAGACGGTAGCAGAGCCATCAATGTTTTGGATAGAAAGCGTAGTAAATGTGTAGGTAGGGTATGTCTCGCCTGTAACAGAGTTTGTGATACTTGCGTCTGTATTTAGCGCAACAGCTGTTGAGCTGTTAAGAGCAACGATTGCGTGAGATAGTGCCATTATGTTTCCTTAGTAGGTCGTAGGGTCAAACGCAGAGTAGTTTGCGTAGTGCTGGAACTGTGAGTCATTCACCATTTCTTCTGCGTTTACCTGGTTGCAGGTAACCTGAAGCAATGTGTACTTGTCCCCAATAATACCTTGAGGGGAGACTCGGATAGGGGTAAAAACTTCATCCCGAAATACGATGCGGTCACGCATGTACTCAATAGGGTTCTTTTCTACAAGGGAAAGCTCTGGAACATTGTTGGCATTAGCCCCATAGAAATTGAGGTTGTCCTCCACAATGTCCACATTAAGGGTGATTGTGAGCTGGTTGGTGTTGTAGAAACCACGGTCAGATTGGGTAGTAACACCACGTTCTACGTGGGCATTGACCACAGGAATAATAAGGGGAGTCTTCCACATACGACCTGTGCCAGTGCTGGCGCCTGTATCGTAGATAGGGTCTACGACAGTATTGACTTGGTCAAAGAGCCACCAAGCCACAGTTGTACCCACAGTGTTAACAAGCTCAGTCGTAGTTCCAGATACAAAAGAGGAACGTTCGAACTGTATGTCAAACCGGCCTTGTCTATTTTCTCCACGCATGGGGCAAGTGTATCCTAACTAGGTCTTATTGTTCTTCTGTAAAGCTTACCTTTGAGGTGTCAATCTGCCCCCACTTACCCAAAGGACATTCAGCATTAGGTAGCTTTGTCTTAGCAGCCATAAAGCACCCGCACTTTTTACACTGTTGGGTTATCTTAATAAGCTCTGGACAAGCCTTGCAAATCTTCATACGCTCTTCATACTGAAGGCCTGCAACCTTCTCAAGGTTCTTATTGAATAGATCCCAAGGCCTAGCTGGGCGATCAAATGGATCTGTCATTTAGACTCCTCAGGAGCGATAAACTTTTCATCAACATATGTCCAACCAATAGTTGGGCGGGTAGGGTATTCGCTCTCATTAATGAGAACCATCTTAGGCTGTTCTAATAGGATGTCTTTTAGAATGCCGCCGACATTTACTACTTCTTTTACCTCATTACCTATGATCATAGCAATGTAGGAATGGTTATGCTCATGGTCATGCTCGTGATCATGGTTATGGCCGTTAACGCCAGGCTTATCTTTATTGCCAAAGGTAACTAGCTTATGACCAATAAACTCTAGTAGACCAGGTGTCTTAGGAGAGTTAAGCTTTTCTTTCTTCTTTTTCTTACTCATAGATCTTCCTCACCCAATACTTCTTTTTATATCCGTGGTCATTTGCTCTGACTTTTGCGCCCATGTATAAGCCAAGCTTAGTAAGACTGTAGGCAAAGTTGTGGGTCCATGATGCCCGCTTAATAGGAATTACTTGGGCGAAAGGAGTGCCCGCAGGGATAACGCCCTCAAATCCTTCTCTAAGAAAGAAAGGGATGTTCCCGTTAGAAAAGTACTTATCACTCTCTACAAATGCGGAGAGCGTAGTGAATGGGAGATCATGCCTGTTATATGGGTGGGTGACTATTGAGCTCCATCCACGAGGGGTTTTCCAACCCCACTTAGAAGACCAGACTAATCCATTTGGTGAATGCCCTGCAGGCCTAGGAATAGTTTCACCTAGAGCCTTAGGGCGTTCCCCGATTAAATCTTTATAGTGCTCGTTCTCTGTAGCCCAGGTTACGTGCTGCTTATCTCCCTCTAAAGTTACCGTAATATCTACCGGTGTAACTAGCATGTAGCCTGAAATCATTACATCTAAGAATGGGATGCATGCTTTCATTGCAGCGTGTTGAACGCCGTTAGCATCTTTAAAGTATGCCTCACCCTTTTTGTACCATTCAGGTACAGCAGTCTTTGCAGGCTGTGGGTGCCCTAGGGCATACTCCTCAGGAGAATCAGGAACAAATTGTATGGTCTTCATTTAGTAGTCCTAGTTAGTAGTCGGAAAGGTAAAGCTTATTTAGTTGGAAGACTCCATGTGCCGGCATTTTGGTTATAGACCATGCCTGCAGATACTGTTCCGTCGCATTGGATAAACTTAGGATTAGACAAGAACATTGCGGCAGTCTGGCCATCAATATTCATGACTTGCTGTGCTACATCGTCAATGACAATAGCAATGAAATAAGGCTGTACAGGGTTTACGCCAGAGATAGGTTGTAGAGGCGGTACTGAAGGTAGTGAGCTCATGAGGTTCCTTAGGGCTAGTTGTTCTGGGACTGGTAGTTATCTAGAGTACTACCTTGGTTGTACTGAGAAGGTGAAAGAAGTATACCAAACTGTGTGGCAGTCTGGGTACTGGAGGCTGTATAGGTAATTGGGCTTCCTATAGGGGTTGTAAGGGAGTCAGAGTACGGGGTGACCGTAATTGTATTCCCGCCCGATGTAACGACCTTTAAGCTGGCAGCAACGGCTGATATGGCGGTACGTAGTACCGTTGTTACGGCATTTGCTACAGACTGATAAACATAGACAAAGGCTGGGTAGCTGACGCTACCTCCCTGGCATGTTGAACAGCCACAGGTATGGGTATATGAGGAAGTACACTGCGTGTAATAGTAATAGTACGCACAGGAATAAGAGCATGGGGTGTAGGTAGAGCATACCCCATAATGGTTGTAGCAATATGCGACGTAGTATAGGTAAGAACCTCCGCCGTATGTAGCGTAATAGTTACATATGGTACCTGTAATACATACGTAATATGAGGTTCCTCCACCCGTACATCCACAGCCAGCACCTACAGGTCCAACTGTCTGAGATGAAGCACAGGCGCTACATGTTTGACATCCACAGGTGTAGTAGTAGACCGTGTTAACTACCTCTTGGCCAGCTGCTACGCCAAACCAGTTACCGCTATCGGTAATCCACTGAGCAGCTCCAGTGCCGTTAGTTGTGGCACCAACAGTCTGGATATTGCTAGCGCTACCAGTATCAATAGCGGCAATAGAGTAGTTAGAGGCAGAGTCATTGGATTGAGCCTGGGATCCATTGGCAAACCAAGTACCTCGGGTAGCACTCCAAGCTTGCCCGCTATCGGCTGTGCCTAGATTGCCTGAGGTTGTACGGTTAAAGGAGTCAATGACAGAGGCCTTAAACCATTGCTTCCATTGACCGCCAACTTTAATAAAGGCTGAAGTAGCCCCATGCCATGCTCCGCTTACCTTTACAAGGATACCAATGCTTGTACCCTGTCCGCCATTTACATTAACTTTACCTGGCATTACTGATACACAATCCAGATGTCTCCATCGTTGCCCTGGCCTGTTGTTGGTGCTGTTGTAGAGACCCATGTATTGCGGACAACGCCTAGAGAAGTTGAGGCGGCTGTTACTGAAGCATTTGCTGTTGCAAGATAAACTGTTGGGGTCTGCCATGAAAGGGCAGAACCATTGCTGCTAAGAACTGTACCAGCTCCACCAATACCCAAGCGACCTACAGCTGAGGCGCCCGTTCCCACCACAAGATCACCAGCAGCACTAACTGTGCTTAGTGGAATCTTTGTAGTATCTGTTGGGGTACCCCAAGCAACTGAGGTGCCGTTCATAATAAGAGACTGACCGGCAGCCCCTTTAGCAAGGTTAGTTACGGTGGCATTACCTGAACCAATAAGAAGATCTCCCGCAGCTGTTACAGTTGAAAGAGGGATCTTGGTATTGGCGTTATTATTGGCGGCAGTCGTAGCAGCCGTAAGGGTATTGTAGTCAGTGCTATTAACATAGAGAACGTTACTAGAACCCACAGCTGGAATACCAGAGGAGTTAACATTGAATCCCAATACAGAGCCAGAGGTGTAGGTCTCAATAAGGTTAGCTGTTCCTGAGCCTACCTTTAATACAAGGCCTTTTGTAGAGCTAGTGGTAATAGTGCTTCCACCGGTAATGCTGACATATGGACTATTAGCCACACCATTTACCAAGCCATACTCAATGTTATTGAGGCGATCGCCCAAGGTAGACCAACCGGTAGTCTTAGCAAAAGTTCCTGAGTAGGTAGAAATCAGGGGGCTTTGATTGGTCAGGGCAGAACCAAGGGTTGTCTCAATAGCAGTAATCTCAACCTGTAGTGAGTTTACGTTATCAGCCAAAACGGTGCTGACAAGGTCAACCTCTGGTTGGTAGGTTTTAACCTGATTTGGATATGAAGCTGTTGCCATGGGACTCCTTCGTTATGGCCCTAACTATAGCCTAAGCTGTGGGGGTTTGTGGGGCTGAGTTGGCTGCAAGTAAGGCTTCGTAATCAGCCTTGAGCATGGAGGTATATTCCCCGTTGCCTCGGTCAATAATCGCGTAAGTTATTGCTACATTAGTCAAAGGGTCGGTTATATCTTGAAAGGTTACATTGTCCATATTACAACTCCGCACTAAATGCTAGGTATCCGCCAGCAACATTGTTATTTAGCAATGTATAAGGGCGATACTGGGTCAAACCGCTGGCAACTGGTGCGTATAATCTTGCACCGTCTATACCGCTTCCACCGCCAGGAATGGTCGGAGCAGCGTTGAGTGCAGTAAGCGTTACACCATCCCATAAAGCAAGATATGAAACTGTTGTTGGTGATTCAACCGCTGTTGGGCCTACACGCATTGGAACTGGGAAGAATATAGTTACTTCTGCCTGAGTTGTTGAATAAGCACTTCCTTGAGCCAAAGGTGGGTATAGGCCATTCAAAGAAGTTCCATTGCGCTTGTAGTAGTACCTCTGACAGGCATTTAACTCCCCCTGAAGTGTTCCGCCAGCGCGGGAGAAGGCAGTTGCTACTGAGCCTAATTCCAACTGAACCTGAGCAACCGTCAATGTTGCACTAGCCGACATTGCAGCCGTTGTTGTGAAATAAACACGAACTGTTTTGGCATTTGAAGGAATAGTTGTTGTCGCGGTTTTTTTCACAAGCGAGGATGTTGTTGATACTGTTTGTGTAAGCCCACTATAAGTTCCAGCATTCCAAGCAGCATCAACTGTTGTTGAATATTCAATGTGAATATCTACGCTTTGAGCAGCCGATGTAGCCAAATATGCGGAAACTGTAACTGTTTGACCAGCCAAGTAAATTGAGTTGAGCGTTTCAATTGCTTGTAAGATGATTGGGTTTCCGCTTGTTGCGCAAGTATAAGTTATTGAGTTTTGCGCGTTGCTAGGAACAAGGGAAGTATTTTGAGAAAATGTGCCGCCGCCAGAAAATGTGGCTACAACCCATCGGTCAGCCAAATAAACTCCAAGGCTTGAGGTAGAAGTTCCTCGTTGCCAAATGTCAAAGTTTCCGTTGATGAGCCAGTTCTTGCCACCAGCCAAAGAAGGCCCTGCCCAAGCAACGCCTGTGCTGGCAGAAGAGTTTGCAACGAGTGTTGTGCCGTCAGCGCCTACGTTTAAAGTGCCTACGGTGCTAGCACCAGTGCCTAGAGCTAGATCGCCTTTGGCGGTATAGGTAGTTACTGTTGCAGCGTTAGCTACATCGGCTACTGAGTGGGTATGTGGGCCTACGCCAACAGGTACCCATTGGTTATTGACCCCATCCCAAACGTAAGCGGGACGACTGGTATTACTAAAATTTGCCATTATTCACCTGCCTGTGGTGTAGAAGAGTTGGCTGCAAGTGTGGCTAGATAAGCTTGATACATAGAATTAGAAGGGTCGGTGGGAATTTGCCAACCATCTGAGCGAATGATTAACGATGTTGATGGCTGACCTGTCATTGGGTCAGTTGGGATTGTGTATGTGTATTCGTTCATTATAACTCCGCACTAAACTCTAAGTATGCTGATGTTGAGTTTTCGGTTCGCAGATAGCAACCATAAGCAACTGTTGCTCCCGATACTCCCGCAATTAAACCTGCTGAATCAGCAGTTGTTCCATCACCTTGTAAAATTGGAGCAGAAGTACCGATTGCAGAATCTCCTTGGCGAACTGTAAATGAACCAGAAGCGTTGTAAGCAGGTACGCCTCTCATCGTTGTTCTCAAGGGAAACACAAATTGACTTTGAGTTGTATTCAAATTTTGCCCAATAGCAATACGCCAGTATGCAGCCGCACTTCCAGCGGTAAAGCGTTGATAGTACCTCTGGCAGAGGCTTAACTCTCCTTGGAGTGTGCCTGATGCTGTGGTGAAAGGTGTGGCTACCGAACCTGCTTCTAACTGCACGCCCCAAAAATCTACATTTACGCCAGTTGTAGGCGTGTACAAGAGTAAACCTATTGAACTTCCTGCGCCAATAGTTTTTCCAACTACAGATGGCAAAGTTGTTGTATAAGTAATTCTTTGCCAAGAAGTTGTCAGGTTGTAATTTATATTTGTTGCCAAGACATTTGCGGACCCGCCTGAACCAAAGTATTGGTAAATCTGTGCTTGCGCTCCTGAAACTGCACTTGCGGCTTTAGCCCAAAATGAATAAGTAACCGTTTGCCCCGAAAATGTGCGCACATCCTCAACTGGTTGTTCAAAATATGTAGCAGATGTTGTGGCATTTACTCTTGCAAAATATGGAGCGGAGTATCCTGTGATTGGTGCTTGAGCGGCAGAGGGGGATGATGAGTAATCAAAGGCAATTTGTGTAACAGTCGTTGATGCTGAACCATAGTTATACACACGCCAGCGGTCTAATGTGTAATTCAAGCCCGTTCCACTTGGATTGACTGTTCCCCCACGTTGCGCCAAAGCAAAATCGCCATTGATGATCTTATTCTTGCCAGCAGCATACTGAGCGGGGTTCTCAAAAGCATAACCGTTACTTTGGTTGGTATCAACAGTAAGTACTTGACCATTAGTACCTGAAGTACCTAAGATATTTGAGTTGTCTCTAGCTCTAGTCATTTATGCACCTGCCTGTGGTGTAGAAGAGTTGGATACGAGTGTGTCTTTATTGAGGTATGCCTGATAATCGGCATTTGATGGGTCGGTTGGTATCCAAGCACCATCTGAGCGAACAATAACTTCCGTAGAAGGCTGACCAGTAAAAGGGTCAGTTGGGATTGTGTATGTGTAAGTTTCCATTACAACTCCGCACTTGCAACAAAGGATGCTTGAATGTTATATCCTGGGGTAGACCAGTTGCCAGAAGCATTGTAAAAATTATAACTTCCCGTACTAATGATAGAAGCACCAAAGGTTCCATTGCTTCCTGACGATGCAGTAAATGAACCGTTAGTAAATGTTGGCGCAGTTCGCATTGTTACAGGAAAATAAAACGCTCCGCCAGTAATACCAGCAGTGATTGTGTTTCCTGCCATCTGGTTTGTTGCTACATAGCAATACCTCTGACAAGCGGCTAACTCTCCTTGGAGTGTGCCACCTGCTCGGCTGAATGGGGTGGCTACTGAGCCAGCCTCAAGTTGCAATCCCCAAAGTTGAATTGTTACCGCAGCCGATGTTCCGCAGTATCCATAAATTTGAACTTTGCTGCTAGGGCCGAGTGTCTTACCTGAAATAGATGGCATCGCTCCTGTGTAGGTAAAACGCTGCCAAGTGGTAGTCAAGTTAAATGCTGGTTGTGGGCCAGCAACTTGAGTTGAGCCACCTGTTCCAAAGTTTTGATTGAAACCAAAGCCGTAACCAATAGTTCCAGAAGTTACTCTTCCCCAGAATGAGAAAGTAAAAGTTTGTCCAGCGAGTGTACGCACATCTTCTATGGAGTGTGCCATATCGGTATATGAACCGCCTGAGCTTTTGGCAATCTGCAAATAGTAAGCAGGTTCATATCCAGAAATCGGATTGCCAGGAGTAAATGCTTGCTGGCTTATCGTCATTGTTGAATCAGTACCGTTGAAGAATCTATCTGCTACCGCACCATAAGTTCCTGTGTAGGTAGTTCCACGCTGCCAAATATCCATACCACCGTTGATGACAAAGTTCTTTCCAGCCGCTACTGAAGGCCCTGCCCAAGATAAACCTGTGCTGGCAGAAGAGTTTGCCACGAGTGTTGAACCGTCAGCTCCGACATTGAGTGCTGTTTCACTTCCGGATCCGGTTCCAACCAGGATGTCGCCCTTGGCTGTGAACTGAGAAAGCGGGATATATCTAGCATCAGATTGGGATTGGGTATATGTATTAGTAACGCCCATAGTGATGGTGTTAAATACTTCTACGGTATCTCCAGTTACTGTGGCTTGAGTTAATGTGATTGAGGTACCGTTAGTGGCGGTGTAGTCAACACCCTTAACAATCAAGATACCATTGACATAGACTTCTTCATAACCCGCTGTATAGGCAAGAGTAGTTGTGCCATCATCTGCTAGGCCTGAGAGAACGGTAGTTCCTCCTGTAGGAGTTTTCTTCCAGCGTACTAGCTGTAGACCTTGAGTGTTTCCCGCCGTATTAACCCAGACCATACCAGGGGTATAGGTTGTTGGTTCTGTAGTCTGAGCAATGTTATTGCTAGACATCTGAACAGCTGGATAAGAGACCACTGTGAGGATATCTGAAACGGCAAGTGGGTTAGCTAAAACAATGGTAGAGCCGGTAGTGGCTGTATAGTCAGATCCACGTACTAGTAGAACACCATTGAGGTAGACATTCTCCCCGCCTAGTGGATAGGTAAGGGTAGTTCCATTATCGGAAGCTCCAGAGAGGGTAGTCTCCCCACCTGTCCCTGTGTGGGTCCAGTAGAGTTCATAGGCTCCGCCCAATACTAAGTTCCAAGTAGTACCGTCATAGGTCCATTGCCTACCGCCCTGGTAGATGGACGTGCCAGCTACTGGGGACGAGGGGAACGAAATGGCCACGGTTTACTCCTTCGGGAACTGCCTAATAATATCAGAAAGTAGGTGTATTACAGGTCTTAAGCTTGTGGCTGTGGGGCTGAGTTGGCTGCAAGTGTGGCTAGATAGGCTTGGTAGTCTGAGTTGGCAGGGTCGGAAGGAATG